ATCATCCTCTTAAAGCGAGAGTGTGAGATTCCTGCTTGAGCGATAGGAATGGCGTTTACTCGATAGGACTGGAACTCGTCTAACACTACGGCGTCGGCGTCGATAGACCTCAGTGCTTCAGTATCTTCGTAGGCTGACATGAAGTAGACTTCTGACTTGTTTAGGATGGTTTCACGGACAGCCTTGCTCCTTACCATTGCCATGAGGTCAGGACTACGGAGTAGTTGCTTCTGCCATCTGTCTCGGCTGAAGATGTCGGCTTTCTCTCTGGATGCCGTCGCATAGACATACTTGCCGGGGTCTTTGAGAGCGTGAAAGAAGAGCCAGTTGACTACCCACTCTGACGCTTCCATCTGTCTGCCCTTCTCAAGTAAGATGTATTGGCTCTCGTCGTGGTAGAGTTGTTTGAGCCAAGGCCGTCTGTCGAACCATGCACTCTGCGGGGCGTCGGGGCCAGCCTTCTCTGGAACCTTAACGTGCTTCTCTACAAACAGTTGGATGTCGGAGAGGTCGAGTTCCACTTTATGGGGCGTCTCCATCTTGACCTCTTTGAACTTTCCTTTGATAGAGTTCAACATACGCTCATTGACCGAAGACATCTCAATCTTTATATAGTCTAGAGGTTATTAAGCATTGTTGAAATGGCCCTTCGTCACAAGACCGATTCAATATGCCCGTTTCCTCTTTGGAGTGCTGGCTCTAGGGTTAGTCATTGGTGCTTCACGCTATGTCAATCATGGCTATTTCACCTTTCCTGCTTTTCCCAATATCTTGGATTTGGCAGTTGGGGCGGCAGTCGGTATCTTTCTCTTCTACGAGTTTCTAGCCGAAGTGGTGAAGAAGGATGAAAAGGATTAAAGTCGCTTACTACGGGCTGATAGCCGACATCCCTGAAGAGGGTGTTGAAATCGAGGGCGAATCTATGGTGATGCCGTTCTCTGCTTCAGAGCCGCCTTACGTCAGAAAGTATGATGATGGGTCTCTCGATTACTTGGATTGGGTGGCGATTTTCGACATCACTGAAGATGTCGTCCACGTTTCTCGATGATGACTTCGTGGCATTTGTCGCAGGCAATCTGGTTTGGTGTGTCTCCCTCGGTCATCTCGAACAGGAAGAACTCACTACACTGGAAGCAATAGATTCTGTAGACTCCATGATTGAGTTGCCCATTGAGGCCGGGGATGTTGGAACCGATGTTGACTTTGGTAACGGGGTTGGAATCGATGATACCCCAATTCTCTGAGTTCTGTGCCCGTAACTCTGGCAAGGTGCAGACCAATGTATAGCGGTTCTCGACATTCTGTGGATAGTCAAAGAGCAGGTCGGCGATGGAATGTTCTTTCTCCTCGATGTTGGCACGAGTGATATGGTAGATGTAGTCCTGCTTTTTGAAGAGTTGGAGCAGTGGGTCGCCACGGATTGCTGGCTTTAGGTCTTCTATCGTCATCTCTTGGAAGGTCTTGGCTCTCCTCTCTAGAGGCGGCACATTGTTTCGTAGAAGTTCGTTGAACCTTGTGGCAAGGGTTAGTCTGTTATACTTCAGGGCTTCTTTGTCTATGCCGTCTTCTTCTCCCAACCGTTGGAAGACCATGTTCAACTGAGCCAACTGTAGGATGTCATCTGTGTTAGCCTGCTGACGCCGCAAGGCCATCTCTATCTCTTCCTTGGTTGGTTTTCTCTCAGGCATAAGCGTATACCTTCTCCTCTTCAGTCTGCATCAGTCGCTTGCGCTTCTTGACCTTATCCCATGCGGCACTGACGGCGGCTCTCAATTCGTCGTCACTTATGCCGTCCATCTTGGCGTAGAACTCTTCAGCGTTCTTTGTGCCCCACATATTGCACATCTCACTGATGACGCTGTGTGAGTCAAGACCGAGCATGATGCCTACTCGTCGCTTTATCTCTCTCGCCTTACCACCGCACGAATGGTCGTGGCCGACGCCGAAACTACCATCGCTTGACATCGCTACCTGCCCTCACTCAGATTACTATTTAAGGGTTCTCCAAAGCGGAGTCTGGACTTGATTTCTTTCAAAGTGGTGTCTTCGTTCCAAGTGACTCCCTTGCGGATGGCTTTCTTATAACATCTTGCCCCCATCGGAAAGGCTAGACCAGTCACAGAAAACTCTGCTAATTCCTTTCCACCACAGAAGGCACAGACTGATGTATCGAGTTCTTTAGGCATGACCTTCTCTCCAATGTTGGATAACTTCGGGTGTGATTTCGGGAAGCAAAGAGCGATAATACCACGCTCTTCCTATTCCATTTTCTGGTTGCATCATTTCAACTAAGTGAAATCTGCCTACTAAGTCGCTCAAAGGTGAAGTGATGCCATTCCATGTCCACGGTCTTGTCACTCCTCTTGTTCGTGGACGCTCTATATTGTGTTCACGCAAAAACTGAAGGATGTCGTTAGGATGCCAAAAGGTGGTTGGACGCTCTTGAAGGATAGAGAGCACAATGTAGTGCCTTGGTTTCATGGTGTCGTTCCAAGTGCCTAAGATTCCTTGGCGACCCTGACCCGGCTTTCGGACTGCGGTGCAAGGGACATCAGCCCCACATTTCGGACAGATATGGCTATTGACGACCATTACACCCCCCTTAAGGAGAATCCTTAATAAGCCTTCTGGCCGAAGGCCAAGGTTGTGTCTGCTACTCTCTCAGTAAACTCACAAGAGTATGAGACTCTGAAAGAATGGCTACCACCCGATACGATAGTGGTCAAGCCAGAGGAGTTAGGGACGGATGCTGTAGTCAACGGTTTAGAGAAGAACAGGATGTATGAACGGAAGGATTGCCGAGACTTGGTGTCATCCATTCACGATGGCAGAATTTGGGCACAACTGAAGACGCTTTCTGATAATATCCCTAATGGATATGAACCCTTCATCATCATGGAAGGGCTTGGGTTCTACGATTGGACGGAGAAGAAGTGGAAGTCTTTGAAGCAATACTTTGACGACCATCCTGACCGTAAGATGTCCTTCTATGAGGCTTTGACCGCTTTCCGAGCCTTCAAAGTAGGGCTTGTCATCACTGTCGATAAACAGGATACGGCTCTCTTCCTCTCCTATGAGAAGGCTAAGTTGGGCAAGCCAAAGGAGAAGAAGGAGTATCCTGAGAGGGGTGGCTTCCGCAAGGATTGGGACACCCCCAAGAAACAGGAATATCTGCTCGAATGCTTCGGGCCGAAGGCAGGCAAGGCTTTGCTCAAAGCACTTGGCTCCAATTGGGGTGAGACTCTAGGGCATTGGCAACATGAGTGCCCCGACCAGAATGGTCAGACTCTTGAAGACAGGGTGGCTGACATCAGACTCGACTCTGGCAGGCGCATCGGAACGGTTAAAGCCAAGGAAATTATAGAAGTGTGTGGTTTCACATGAGTTACACAATCGCTCGTGCCAAACGAGAAGACATCGTGGCTTGCATGACACTCAATGCGCTCAGTATGCCAGAGACCTACTCGCCGCAATTCTGGACGCTTCACTACAACCAGTATGGGGATATGTTCTTCGTCGCCAAAGCAGGAGAGGAAGTGGTAGGCTATGTGCTGTGTCGAGACGACACAATCAATAGGGTTCGCACAGGAATCGTTATCTCGATTGCCGTAGACGCCCGCTACCAAGGGCAGGGCATCGGCGAGGAGTTGATGAAGAGGGCGCACTTCGCCATGAGGATGAGGAATATCCCAATGGCAGGGCTTCAGGTGCGGAAGACCAACAAATCAGCCATCGCCTTGTATAACAAGTTCGGCTACAGAGCCAGTCTCAGTATCCCCAACTACTACATGAACCCGCCTGAAGACGGGTGGCTCATGACGTATGTGCTGTAGTGTTTAAATAGTCGGAAAGCCCTACATCCTTTGTATGGCGACAACATTTCCACGAATAGCCGCAGGTTGGCGTGGTGCTGTAGGATGGTATGCAGAAACCAACTATGGGATTGCTCCTCTGGCTACGACTAATCCTTTCGGTGCGTCCAATGCCTCAAATGCTTACAATTGGGTTGGCGCAGTGCAGAACTTGAAGGCGTCAATCGACAAACAACCCATTTTCGTCTACAGGATGGACGGGAGCACCGACTTTCCTGCTTATCTTCTGAAGGGGCAGAGGAAGGTAGACTTCACTATCACCTATTGGCCACAGAACATCGGTGGCTTGGGTAGTGGCGATGGAACACAGGGCATTCTCTACGACATGATTAACAGTCTTGGACTCAATACAGTTGCACACTCTTTCATTGTCAAGAACTACGATACGGGTGCTACTTACACCATCACTGGTTGTATTGCTACCACAGTCCAGATTAACGGAAAGACGGGTCAAGCCCTTGAAGTTCAGGTCGTTTACCAAGGTCAGAACCTTGAGAGATACCTTCCTGCTGGAATAAACTTCAACAGTGACCCCGGTGCTCCATACATCCCATTCTATTTCTCTCAAGAGAGCGTCATATTCAGCGAGGATACATCACCTGTGGCAATGCCTCAGTCATTGACTTTCAATGCGACTATCACCAACAATCTGAACCAAGTGCCACAATTTGGAACAGATGTTCTCAGAAGCATCGCAACACTGACTCGCAAAGCTGATGGCACTCTCACCGCTACGTTTGCTGATGTTGATGACTATCCCAATGAGGCCAACATCTTTCCGAATGTCCAAGTCGGTGCTACCAACACTCCGCCTTACAGCAACCCAACCGGAGTTGACCCAAGCGAAAGCGCCGCCACTGGTCTGTCTCAGCAGACCATCCGTCTGGTTCTTGGAACCAAGGGGTTGACCACCTACTACTTGGACTACACTGGCGCAGTCGTGCCCAAGGTAGACCTCACCAATCCGATAGCCGACCTAACTGCCGTTGCATTGGACTGGACTGCCACAGGAGCCTCAGTTCAC